TATTTACCGCGCAGGCCCCTCCCCGCACCCCCGCAGGCTACATCGCAGGCCACCGCGCAGGCAATATACTGCGGCCAGTTCATAAACCGCACAGTACATAAACTTCGCAATACTTCGGAGGGTATTATGTCTGGGTTCTCTGAGATTTTCTGAGGGGCGTTGCCATTCTCGGACTTTTATGATACAATGCGCGCCAAGATCACAAGACCCAGCACACTTTACACAAGACTTAGAGCACTTTATACTGGCCAAATACTCCACAGATACTGGCCAGTTACTCCACAGCTTTTTCCACAGCTTAATAAAAAAAGGGCTTTATTTCTCTCTAAAATCAACATTAAAGTTTGAGAAACTTGTCCATCCAGTAATAATATACTTCAATCCTTTATTTGGCAACTGAGATCTATGCATGTGAGTGAATCCTGCAGGCCATACAACTAACCTACCTTTCTTTGCTTTCACTCTACCTTGATGATAGAAATCAGTACCAGATTTGGCATCATTCAAATAAAACATCCAAACCAATATCCTAATTGCTGCTTCAATACAATTACCATGTTCAGTATGCCATGTCTTATATCCATCAGTTTCATCAGTATACTTTTGGAAGGAATATGTGTCAGATAGTCCCATATCTCCAACACTACCAATAGATGGATACTTATCCACATACTGACTAATATGTTCTACAAGTACAGGAGTAATAGTATTTGTCACATATGTGGGTACAGAGAATTGTGTGAGGCACATCTCCATATCTTTTTTAACAGTTGGATTGACATATGTCTTTCCTTCATTGATTGACATACCTTCGGCTTTATTTGTCCGAGGTGATTCAAATGCATCAATTAAACCATCACATTGTTCATCAGTAAGTGCATGATCATAAATCTCGACGAATGAGGGTGTGAATAACTTCATGACATTAACATTATTGTTTCTGATTGAATACCTTGTTTTCGTAACATGTGTTCCCACAATATGGCATCTCGTTCATCAAAGAACGTGGCCTTTTGTGTACTTGTTCCTTTCTTCTTTTGTCGTTGATAGATGACTTGGAATTTAATTTGGTTTGACATGAATGGACGTTTTTGTATCAATTACAAGATTACCAGAAATTGAGATTCGAGTCTCGTCACAATTATAAAACGGATACACAGTATGAATTAACTTTGATGGGAAAAATAACATTGTCCCTTCTGGTGTATTGTCATATGGATATTGTAATGACTTCCCTAAAATACTCGCATATGAAAATTCAAAACATCCACGTCGAGCAGTGTTTGTAACAGCACCTCGATTCTGTTCCTCAAATGTTGTTGGAATCTTCATCCATACAACAAAACTATAAACTCCATTGTGTTCATGATTTGGTTGAAACTCTGTCGCTTTCTGTTCATTCACCCACATATAATCAAGCGCTAACATATGCGTTTGATTCGTTGATGTTTCAAATGCAAGATTCTTGAACTCCTGGGAATACTCATTACACAATGGTAACAATGTCTGATAAAAAAGTCGATCATTCAAATCAGGAATGATATGACTATTTGAAATGTTACCAGCAAGATGTGAATTGCAGTTGTTTCCTCCGGCTTCAACACATTTCCACAAATGTCTCATCTCCTCTGGAGACAATTTCTTCTCTAACCATCCTACATTCGGTGGTCGAATAACTCTAACACTCATTGTAAATCAGAATAACGATGTTCTTGTGATTTATATTCGCTTACATCCACTACAATTTCTTCATGAGTTTCAGGATCTCGACTCTTGACATACTTTAACTCAGGCCAATCCTCACAATAACATAAAATCAAACAATGCACTTTCTTATGAAAGTCTACACAATCATCTGGTTTGTCTTTGACACCTATCTCAATCGTAATATAATCGGCGCATTTGAAATATACCCAACCTTCAAGTTTTCTCCACTTGACATAATCATCAACCTTTGGCACATAGTTCGTTGTAGTCATAGTAGTGACAAATTAAATGAAATAGACACTCTTACATCATCAGATTGGTTTGGTTCGACATAGTGCCATAGATCTGATGGAAATACAATTATATCACCTTTCTTTGCAACAAAGCAACTATCAGTCTCTAAATTTAGAGCTTTGTTAAGATGATCCCGTGCATGAGAACATGGATGAAAGAATCGAAGAGGGCCACATTCACTATCTGTCAAATACCACACAACAGATAAATCCGCACCTGGGTGACTATGTGCAACATGAAATCCACCTTTCTCATTGATGTTCACCCACCAATTACCAAATTGAAACTTAGGTAGAAAATTAAGTTTCTCAATCAAATACTCTCTATGCAATAGATTATCATAATCCCACGATGCTTCACTCTGAAATCCACCTCGATTTGACCGCAATTCATTCTCACCTTCTTTCAAAGATAATGCCCACTCCAACATATCGTCGGGGTGGGATCCGTCATTCTCGATTAACCACAGTGGCGTTGGAAAAAGATAATGTATTGACATAACTCAGAATCTCTAAATTAGCAGAAATCCAGGACGGACACTGATAGTGTTCGACACAATGGTGGCCGCATGGAGGTGTATGCTGTGGTTGGCCATGATACTTCATCACCTGGTTTTTTGGCATTGATTGGTGCATGAACTTTGTTTGTCTTCAGATTCACAAAACCCCAGATACATTCAACAGGATCATCAGTGTAATGCCATTCAGTTTGTGATACTAACCAAATGGCATCAAACTTCTTATTGAAGCGTCTCTTTGAGTACAGCCAGTTCTTCGGTGGTTTCGATAGCAATTTGTCGTCGAAGTTCACTTTTTACAAAAGTCAGATAACGGTGCATTACAGCTTGGTGGGGGTTGTTGAAGAGCAACTCTTCGACTTCTTGAATCTTTCCCAACGCTGATTGAAGCTTTTCGACTCCTTGATCCATTCGTAGTACCTCAGAACTTCTCGATAATGTTTTGGGTCGTAAGTGTTCATATCATGAACTCCTCGACATAATAATCGACGGTCACTTCTAATTTAGCAGCTTCTTCCTCCATCTCTGCCCAGAAGTTGTTTACCATCTCGTCAATCTCTTGATCAGTCATTGTTGATCACCTCATCGAATGCTTCATCAATCATACCACAAATGGCTTCTTCTTCAAACTCACCCATGTCCCAAACACAAAATGCAACAGCAATTTGTTCCTTCAATTCATCACGCAATTTAGCCAGTCGATTGACAGGAACTGCATGTTCAGTGATGTCTTCACCTTCCCAGAAATCAATCCAGTCTTGATTAGTTGCTTCAGTGATTGCCATGATCAGAAAATCTCCGTGAATCGTTTGTGAGTTGCTTTGGTCATTCTACCTTCCTTCAACATGTTATCACACACATTGCAGAAGACTTGGAACTTTTCCTCTCTTGTGAGAGTATCAGCACCCTCACAGTTGCTCATGATCTTGAGCATGTAACGTTTGGAAGTAATCATGAATCAGGCTCCGAACATTTGCTCAAACAGGTTACCCTCTTTGTCTTCCATCTCGAGCATCTCAGCGTGACGATCGAGTTGGTCACGAGCACCAATCAGTGCAGCTTGTTTCGCTTTCAGTTTGTCCATCTCAACGTTGAGATAGTGCAAGCGAGTGTTGATCTGACACCGATCCAGGCCGTTGACAGTCGGCATGTCGTAGCTGGTTCCGTTGATGATTCGGGGTTGCATTTCGACGGTCATGGGTGTTCCTCTCAACATGGCCAATATAAACGATCTGAGACCCTCTGGCGGGTCTTAGGGCCGGTTTCTCAACCGTCCAGCAGGTCGGGATAATACTCTTTCACTTCCTCCAGCAATTCTTCATCCGAATACTTATCATAACTCTCGCTCATGTTGTCATAAAGAATTGCCATCATAGTTTTGATGTCCATGTCATCCAGGATTTGCTGGATCATGTTGTCTTGAAGTTCGGAGCGGTTCATGTTCATTTGGTGGGGAAGTTTTTGCAGACGGCATCACATAGGACACGAATGATGTCATCACTAACATCACCGAATTCAGATCCGAATTGTGATAAGATCCGTTCCTCAACGATGCATTCAATGTCCTCCATTAGTTGTTCCCGTTGTTTGAGAATTTCGAGATTCATGCTACGTTGCGGAAGTTTTTGATGAGAATGTAAAGAAGGATCACCAAACAGATCCAGACAATGAAAGTAGTCATTAGCAAGCACAAACTAGAGCAGAGTTGAACAGTTGAGGAATCACATGGAAGTCAGTCACCTCATAACCGTAGCCATTCACACGGGAATCAACCTCACGTTCCATGTCACGCTTGTTGATCATCGACTTAGACTGAGTGCCACCCATAAAGGTGACAACCTTCAGGACTTGACGGGAGTTGATCGTACCGTCTACGAACTTGACGGGATAGAAATCAACAACCATGTTGCCGCCTTGAGCAGTGAGTTGCATGGGGTGTTCCTCTCAACATGGCCAATATACATCGCCCAGACCCCTCTGGCACGTCCTGTGGCCAGTTTGATCAACCGTCCACTACCAGAGTCAGTGGCCCGATCTGTAATTTATCATTATCAACCTCAAATGTTTGTCTGGACCACAATACACTAAACTGTCGTGTCCAACCTAACATCCACCATGGGCCATTTACCTGTCTTCCACAACACCCACTGGCTTTGATTGAGTTCTTAATAATATGTGGATGTTTGATAAGTTGTGCCAAAGACACGGCAATTTCTCCACATGTGATCACATATCTTGAACCATATTGATCTCTATATGTACCATTCTCCACTGGAATACTCCAGAGTGGATCAACATCATCAGGCATCAGCAGTTTACGATCACCTATGACATATGTGCCTTCAGCAAGATTTACTTTCATTGTAATACATGCATTGTTGGGAACCAGCCAATGCTCTTGAGGAGTGTAATATCAGCTGTGTTGTCGTATGACTCTCCAGGAGTGTTACTTGTTACAGGAAGATGTCCCATTCCCATCCTTTTAGCCAATTCAATGACATAAACGCCATTTCCTGTACCGACAGGGACAGGGCCGGTGAGATCACTCGCCGCAAGGTATCGGATCGCACGGGCAACGTCTTTAACATGAATCCAGTCACGTTTGTGGTCTGTAAGATATGTTGCGGTACGATCTTCCAACATACGATACAACATGTCCTTACGGCTGTAGGGACCATAAACTGTTGTGAATCTCATCCCCACACTATTCGGTGGAGCCATTTGTTCATTGATCCACTTAGTCATTGCATAGGGATTGTCCCAGTAGTTACCATTAACGGCACTAGAAGAGGCGTACAACAAACGGGTATTAGTTTCCCTACACCAGTCAAAAAGCTTTTTAGCTTTGACAACATTGTTGATGTAAAAACTTTCTGGATCTTTGAGGCTGTCGCGAATGTTAGCAAAGGCAGCCAAGTGAATGACAAGATCGTAATCACCTCCGTTAAAATCTGCAATGTCATCAGGTTCATCGATACCTGTTACATGGTGACCATGAGTTTCACAAAAGTCACTATAAACGTATGAACCGATGAAGCCTTTATGGCCGGTTACCAAAACCTTTTGACTCACAATCAAGCACCTCAATGTGTGAAATAAACATGGGGGGAGTGTTCCACCAGATCTCGGCAGCTCTCTCCCAACTATCAACAATCACAGACTCTCCACGATTGTTGATTACCTTATAGTTATGTCGGTTGTAAGGAAGATCCGAAGTACAGGTAAAGTACCTCGGATCATTACGATCAATTAGTTGTGTCATGCAGGAATCTCAACTTTCTCGGGTTTCTTATTGTCAAACTGATTCATCTTCATACAAACCCACTTATCATTCACCGTCCAAACATAAGCATACTCTTCATTATTCTCTTTGTCAAGATAATCAAAGATGTTATCATCATAACGAGGAGGGCAATCTTCACCACGCAGAGAATAATACTCGGGAGCATATTCACCTTCAGGAAGTTGCTTACCCCAGAGAGAATCAGACCAGCAACATGACATGTCGCCACCATCAATCAGTTCTGATGCTTTCTCCTTGCTGTTGTATTGTTCAACAAGAGTTTTACCCAACCACTCAGGATAACCATCCCAGTGGTGATACACAGACAGAACAGAATCGTCCTTGAGTTGGATGCCGATGCGAGCGCGAGTTCCCATTGAAGTGGAAGGAAAGGATTGTGAAAGAAGAGAGGCGGTTCTGCGGATGAGAACACATTTGATTTACCTCTCAACATGGCCAATATACATCGAATCAGGAGCGGCGGCGACGTTTGCGGCCACCTTGTAGACTGGCCACTCTCTGGTCGATCCATTTCTTAGCAGTGTCTACAGTGCGGCACTTCTTAAGTTGCACACAAGCACCACCATTAGGCCCCAAAATCATATACTGAGAACTGCCCATGATTGGTACAATTCCATACTCATCATTGGGACCATAAAAACAACCTGGGTGAGTATTATCCAGGATTCCTGGCATCGGGTGTTTCATAAGTCATAGCTTTCTTTTGTAGGAGTGATGTTTGAGTTTCAAGATCCTGTTGAATTTGCAATGGACGATGGCCGCCAATCATCTTCTTCATCAGTGAAGCTCTATCAGATTGTCCTTTATGATAGGAAATCCATTCATCTAAACATTCATTCAATTCTCTCCAGAAAATTTCTGGATTGTCATCTTCAAGATACTCACAAATAGAATCATTCAATCGATCTTTACGTTGTTGATTGAAAGTTTTTTGCCATTGTTCATTACCCTTGTAGAGAGGATCTTGAGTTTCTTTCAGTTTCATGATACTAAGAATTTACGTTCGTATTCTAAAAGATCACTGGGAGCCTGTGTAATCTCATTGTCATCACATTCTACTGCATTTGCCCACCGTTGTCCATTCTTTCTATACAGTTTGATCCCCAAATGTTTGTATTTCAAATTAGTTGGTACGAATACTTGATAGGTATCACCATCATTCTTAGTCAGGGCACTGAGTCTATCATTCTCCTCTTTTGTTACCTTGATTGTAGTCCTTGACAGGAAAAATAACATCTCAAAAGTATCATAGTCATCCAGATATACGCCTGGATTGTCCATGATCATCCGACAAATAAACTGGGGCGACAGACAATGATCATCTGTACGTTGTGTTGGATTGTTGAGTGCCTCCTCACTGATTAGCCCAGTATGGTTGAGACCAGAACAGAACACCAGATCGTAAAAGATTCGGGTGATTGGCCGATGGTTTGCAGAATCATTCCAGTTGTCAACATTTGCACGAAGAGCATCAAAACAGACTCGGGAATAGGGTTTGTAGTCTTTCATCAGAGGTAAAGAAAAGAACCGTAGGGATCACAAATGTGAGGGTTGTCTGCAAGTTGAGTGATCATAAACCGAACACCTTTTGCAGGTGACTTCCATGATGCAGGTTTGTAACATTCACCAGAGTTCTTATCAACGAACATCCAGACAGAATTGCCTCGTTCACGAACACCACCTACGACCAGATATTGCACAATTTTGATATACTTCCGACCAACTTCATACTCAAGTTGATGATAGACATGACGACCCGATTCAATGGAATTAACTTTCCACTCATTATTCAGCACTTCAATGAGGGCTTCAGTCAGGAATTGAGGTTTGGTTTGAGTGATGGTCATGGATGTCTCTCTCAACATGGCCAATATACGCGAAAACCACCCCGCAGGGTGGTTTGGTGTGCAGCCCGCGAAGTGGTCAGTTGCTGGCATCAAGAGCGTGATGCACAAATGGCCCCTGAGCATTCACATAATGTAAAAAGATTTGATGGTGCCAAGTATCATCTTCTTTGTTACGAAACTTTCTCCATTTATTTTCTAACGTGCCATATTTGGACTCCAAAGGATCTCTCCAATGTTCTCTTTCACATCCTTTGTAGACAGCAGCATCACCATTCTTCATGATAACATATCCATCAGAACCATCTGGTTTATTGAACCAAATTGGCCATGGTTTATCAGAATTAGTGTTAAGTTGAAGAGTTACACTTATTTCACATGCAGGTCTGTCACTATGTCTTTCCAACTGTTGACCAATGTAGTAATACCTTTCATAATAATATGTTGGTAGAAGATCAATACCAAGGATCTTTTCTAGTTTTTTGCGAACAACATAGTGTAGATTTCTATATGCAGGAAAGTTATACCTAGAGAAAGAACCAGCAACTTGAGCTTCAACAGGAACCAAATATGCTTTATTTGAACGACTGAATTGTAGTTGTCCAGTTATTCTATTGCCCTCTTCATCTACAAATGGATCAAATTGCAACCCTTCCAGATCTTCAATGAATCCAGGAAGAGCCAAATATCCGTCTCGTTCAAAGGACTCATTTTTTGTCATGTTTGTTGTGGTAGGAGCTGCGTTAGGAACATATCCTTCTCCATACTTTCCACCTGTCGAAGTATATTTCTTCATTACTTCCACCTCGGACCAACTACCCAACCGACAAGACTTTTTCTCATTCCAGACCTAACTCTACGAACTCGGTGTTTAACGCGAGAATCAAAGATAATCAATGTTCCACGTTGTTTTGGTGCGAAGTATGTTTTATTTTGATTATTCATAAACTGAACTTCACCACCAGTATAATCTGTTGGGTCTGAAAGTTGCAAGGAGAAAGACAGTTTACGCACAACTTCGCCATTCAGATGCACCTGATCTGGACTCATATTAGTATTAGATTGTGGAACTATTTGAGGTTGATACATGGTATCAATGTCTTCATCAGAATGCCAATTATAGAATTGACCCTCACCATATTGTGTATATTGAATACTTCCACCATCAATATCATAGAGATCATAACAAAAATTCTCTCTATTTGTTTTTTGAATATAATACCACAACCATCCTCCAACCCAATGATGAGTTGGAATCCAAGCATTCTTACTATTACGAACTACTTTATCTACTTCTCGATTTGAAAGTTCAGAATTTTTTGCGAGATCATCAAACTGTTGAATATCTTTTACAAGAACGTCTACAATTTCAGTTGGCAACTGAGTCATGTGCCAACACGTCAAGTGTGCCATGTGTGAATAGTATTTTCAGTGAATTATATATGATGATGACTGTGATGTCAATCAGTGCTATGGTTTAGTTGGCCAAGTAACAGAAGATTCATCCAACTCCCCTTCAGAATCAAGGGTAGGAGTTGCAGTGGATGGAAGATCTCTGAGTGCCTGACGATAAGTAGTCTGTTCCGATGTCATCGTAAGATCTGAACTTGCCCACCAATCTGTTTCAGCAATCAGTCGGTCTCTCTCTACACGCAGAAGTCTCATTGCTTCTGTTGAGTTCATCTGAGAGAGTTTTGTTTCAATCTCTGATTGTGTTGGTGCAGTGATTGATTCTGGAACACTATGCCAATCAAGATCTGCATATGTGTTTCCTGTATGTGGTGGAACAGTGTAGACGTGGCCAGTTACTACAGCATCCCGTCCTCTATCTTCACCTTCGGCATTATCATCCATCAATTCAGAAGCTGGCAGCCCCCAAATCAAGTCAGGATTTAATTCCTTTATAGCATCGGAGATTTTTTGTAACATGTTTTTATTCCGTTATGTTGATAGGGGAATGAGGAATTAACCGACAGAGTAAACTTCAATAGCAATGTAACCACCATTATTACTATTTCCAGCATTACCCTTGTTGACTCCTGATGGTCCACCACCAGGCACTGAACGGTGATTATTACCACCAGGGCTAGATGTAAACTGGCTGGCGAAACTTACGTTTGGATGAACATAACCTGATCCACCACCACCTTGAGCATAGTATCCACCAGAGCCACCGCCGCCATACCAACCACCGCCACCGCCGGCGCCGCCGACATTGGAGGATGTTCCACCATAATACTTTGCACCAGCTTGACCTGCAGGTTGTCGTCCAGAGGCACCACCAGCACCACCAGCATTTTGTGTACCACCTTTACCATCAGCATTAGATGGTTCAGCAGGATAATAGAAATTTCCCTCAAATCCAGATGGATAACCACCATATCCTTGTCTAGGGCCACTATTCAACCAGTTACATCCGCCGCCACCACCGCCAGCAACTAAAAGTGAAACTCTAGGAGTGTCATTTCTTCCAGGAATAGGAACACTACCCTGCATAACCCTAGAAGATCCACCACCAGGAGATGCACCACCATAAGGTGAAGAAAGACCACCATCGGGGAACGGTCTACCATTCTGCGAAGTGCTAGCACCAGCAGCCATTAATGTCATTACAGAACCATTAGTCATCGAATAACGGCCGTTCATACCATGACCAGCTGATCCACCACCAGGACCAGGGCCGCCGCCCTCCTTACCACCACCAGACCAAACATACATGTCAAAGGTAACAGTTCCACCAGAGTTATTTGTAACGATGGCGCGCTTTCCTGCTGTATTTGATGCAGAATCAAGTTCAAAAACTTCTCCTACTGTTGCAGCAATACTACTATTTGATGGAGCTCCTCCAGTCCCATCAGTGATAGCAATCGTCAGTGGATTAAGAGCATCTGCAATAGCACCATCTGTGGTTCTCCACTTAGAACCATCCCAAACTTCAACCTGGCCGTTTTGCCCACCCTCGGTGTTATATACCATCATGCCAACGACAGCTGACAAGGCATCTCTTTGTGCTTCTGTTACCTGAGCAATTTCAACATTATTAGAGTTTAATCTAGTAGTCATCCGCCGAAAAATAGCACTCTTTGATTTTATTTATAACAAGTCGATTATCTTTTGACTACACTGACAGCAGCCTCACCCTGTTCAAAGACAGTATCAACCACGGCCTGCAACTTACGGGAAGTGCTGATACCTACACGATCATAAACAGGGACAACACAGAGACCAAAGGTCTTAGACTTGTCACCCAGACGAATCACACGACCGATGGATTGACTCAGGGAGATGTAATCCATGTTCCGCATGAAGATAACAGCCTCAAGACCCTTGACGTTGATACCCTCAGACAGAATAGAGTGGTGCAGAACAACAAACTTCTTCTCAGGATCAACACCCCAAGCATTCAACGTCTTGAAGAATTGTTCACGGGAGACTTTCTTACCATCGATCACAGCTCCAGTCTTGGAAGTGATATACATGCAAGAATAACCACGTTTGATAAGTTGAACCTGAAAGTCAGATTGACTCATCAGACGGATGATTTGTTTGGTGGAACGAGCAGCAACCAGGATCTTGTTCACACTGTTCTCTTCAATACTCTCGATCAGATTCTGAGAGTCAGAGAGTTGAAACTCATGAGTAGGAAGATTCTTTACCACAACTTTAGGAGGCAGAATGTAACCACCCTCAACCAGTTTAGGTGCAGGAACATTTGCAATCACCTGACCATAAACATAACCATCATTCATCCCAGGCTTAGAGATGGTGACGGAATGTTTGGGAGTGGCAGTGAAGAAAAACACACGACCAGCTTCATGACTGAAGAACTCAGTCGCGGGAAAGAATTGACGACTCACACTGTTGTGGGCCTCGTCAAAGTAAATGTTATCAACCTGAATGTCAGCTTCCTGAATACGATGGAGAGAATGATATGTGGTAAAGATGACAACATTCTCACCCATACTACGAGCACAGTTAGCATAAAGGTGAATCTTCTCAGGATTCGTGGTGCTAGTGTACTCAGTCTCACCACTATGAACATGAAGAACATGCAGATATGGATCACTGTTGTGAGGATCCATAATCTCCATGAATTCCTTGCAAAGTTGTTCTGCAAGAAGAATACGGGGAGCAACAACAACGGTGGTCATGCCGTTGTCAATATATTTGCAGTTCTCGATCACATCATGGATCATGCAGAGAGTCTTACCACCGCCAGTGGGCACGATAACCTGACCCTTGTCATGCACGATCATCGCATCAACAACGTCTTGTTGGTGGGGTCGCAGAGCGTAGGGAGTGTAGGTCAAGTCATCTCCGTGTCAACATGGCCAATATACAAAAAAACGACCCTCAAGGCGAGGGCCGTGGACAGTTCTCAAACTGTCAGTTTAGTTCGGTAATCTTTAAGCTTTTGATACAACACCGAATAATTTGTACCTGGTGAGTGCATTTCTTGATTTCGTTCATGCCATGAAGACATTACCTCTAAAGATGTGATTAGTGCGTCGATTTCTTGCAGGGAAAGATTCATGGATTACCAGTCAATATCGTTGTTTTCTTCAGACACAGTTACCAACCGCACACTTTCCCCTGGGCCAATGTCTAGCATTGACTCCCAGTTGTAATCATCTGGATGACTATCATCAAGGATCTCAAGTTCTAAAACAACGCAATAACGACGTTTCTGCATCGCAAGTTGGGTCATTGGTCTGAAGATGAACACCGTCTTAATATATCTAGGTCAGGAGTCCTTGTCAAGCCCCCTGAGAGACTTTTCTGCAATGTGTTCTGTCACTATGTTCATGAACTGATCTTGGATCTGACTGTTAAGATCATCTCCAGACTCAAGTTCCTCAACAAAATAGTACACATTTGCAATGATTTCCATTGATTTGACATCATCAACATCATTGAACTCATTGTACTTATCTGTCAGGTACTCTTTGATTCTTTCAATCTGATTCATATTGAGTCACCAGGAAAACGGCACGACCACATAGTCAAACTATATTTTACACCACTTGTCAACTCTGTGCAAGTATGGCCATGAGTGACTGCACCAGGGAACAAAATACATTTACCGACAGGAATATCTTTATTTGAAATGTTTTGTCTGGGAAATACTAAATCTGCTCCTTCATAATTGTCATTTAGTTTGACAGATCCTGTCACAAGTGATGCGTCAGTGTGAAGAGCTAAACTTTTTTGAGTATCAAGAGAATATCTCATCACGAAAGCATCACGCATCCCATACATTTCCATAGGTTTCCAATACTCTTCAATGATTGGATAGACATATTTCTTCCAATGATTTTCCATTTCCGTCCACAACCCAGGACTAAGTTCTTTGAGTCTGATTTCTTGTGCAGGGAATTTATCATAGGAAAGACTACCCCACCCACCATGTTTATCAGAAATTTCAATCAAATCATCACACATTGTTGGTGTCATGTAATCAATCAACAACATGTCATTTGATATAATTTCACAATTTTGAGTTGGAATATAAACAATAGGACTGCCATAAAACGAAGCATATAGTTTCTCAAAATGTTGTTTTGCATCATCACCACCATTGCCATGATACATGCAGTTAAAACATTCTGTGCGTGGATTATAGATTTGATTTCTCTCTCCAAATCCAAATGAATTAGACTGACTATTACAAACTACAGGATCATAACACTGAAAAACATAACACTCATTGTCTAATTGAATATCAAACTCACCACTTAAAAATCTCTTGTGGTAATACAACTGATCATCTTCATGGTCCCCAATTTCTTCGGCAAGTATTCTTTTGATTTCACCGACACGTCCAATGAATAGTCCACTATTCAGATATTTGTACGCAGTATGTGTCTCTGGAAAACTATCAGCAAGACTTTCGTCAGGCCAACACCATTCTTCCGCAGCAAATAACACTCCACATTTGAATTCTAAAAACCTACGTTCAATCTCTTCAATAGGTTCATTTGTAAATGTATCATATCCATCAGCAAACAATATAACATCATGATCTGGAATGTCTTTAATAAAATTCTTTAGAAGATTGATCTTTTGACCACCACCAGGGCCTGACATGTCAGTGCCCCTCCACTCTACATTTTTTCCAATGTTGAGAAATTCAAATCCATATTGTCTGGAAGAAGTGTGTAACTTCTCACATTTACTATCATCACTACCTACAGTAATAGCGTGAGTCTTAAAATCAAGGAAGTAAGAATATCTATTGATTGGATCTACATCAGTACCACCAACAGATCTATCCCACGGATCAATAACATTTTCTTTATATCCAATCGGATTTAATCTCCTCATCATTGTTGGGAGATATTCATCAACGGGAATTATATTCTTTCTCGATCTTTCATTCAGAATAATTTGTGCAGCTCTTGGAGTCAGTGCATATCCAACTGTCCAATAAGGATATTTGGGTTTTACAAATGTATCATCAATTCTTTCTGACTGATCCATCTCACGATGACCAAGATACATGAAATTATATCCTTCCGCAAACTTTTTCTTTATCTCATCAACAGAAAATCTTTCCGATACAATCGCATCATCTTCAAGAATAATAATTGGTTCATTTGATGCGATGCATTTGGCCCAGAGATAATAATGAGACAAATAACAAGCAACCTCACCATGAGTAATGTGAGTTTTGTTAATAGGATCTACCCAATTCTTATTAGTATCAAATCCATTGTTCAACAACCACTGATGATTAATTTGCCATCCATCAACAGCATCAAACAATTCATACTCCAAATGATTGTTTGTCTTACTAAACAATTCCCTTCTGTCGGGCCGTCTCTGCAAACTAATTACAAATGTTTTCATGATTCAGTTTTGATAAAAAATACTTGCGTTAGACGACCATCATCAGACCCAGAACCAAAATAGTCTAAAGATGTATGCCACTGATCTGCACGAAATAAAACGATTCGATTATAGATGTTACCAACTTCAGATACTTTATCCCACTTATCCATATCTGTCCATACACCATCTGGTAAACTATGATCTTTTCCAGTCAATGATCCATCAATTTTTGATCTAAAGAATCCAGTACCACCAGAAAAAGGCGCATTAGGTGTCAGATAAAGAACTCCAGCCCAATTATTGTATGCGTCATTATGTATCCAACTACTGTGAGATCCCGTTGTCAGTTGAAAAGCACCAGTATATCCTTCTGGACCATCTAACCAGTTGACAACTCTTTCAGGTATCAATGATTGAATAGTATCTTTTGTACTCTGATTGATAAAGTTTGCAGTTCTTGTACCTGGGTAATTACCAAATACATCAAAGGGTTGAGACAGAGCAAACTTTCGTACTTCATCTGGATTGTTATAGAAATCATCCACAACAATTATATTTTGTCTCATCTCCAGTCTGGGCCTTCAAACCAACAAACAACACTGTGACGAACACCTTTTGTAACTGGAGTGACCCAGTGTTCTAAGAATGATGGAAACCAAATGACAGTACCTTGACCAAAGTGTGTCGTTGGAGCTTGACCCTGAGTATTAAGGACAAGTTCACCACCTTCATAAGTTTTAGGATCTGTGAGTTGCAACACCACAGACAACTTTCGATGTCGATCTGTCTCGTTCAACCAAAAGACATCATGATGACGTTTATATTCTCCACGGTTTTTTTCGTGATACTCACCAAGTTGCATGTACTCAAGTGTATCAATATGAAATTGAAAAAATTCTCGATTGACTTTATTAGTCAAAAACCACATTCTCTCAAAAACATCTTTATATAAATGTTCATCCATCCACTTCAATGTGGTTCTACGTTTCTCAAGTTCAAAACTTTCACCTTTCAATCCCAATTTAGCCTCTTCCACAGGCAAATCACGACTTCTCTCTAAGATGTCTCTACATTCATCTGGGGAAAATACTTTTTTCCATACTGCCCATTCTGCTTTCATAATTCATCTCTCAACATTTCAATCAAATCAGTGTCAATCCACCCAGTCATGATGGCTTTTTTCGATGTATATGATACTTGACTTCTGTGAATATAACAGAAATTTGCAGGGAACATCAAAACCTTTCCCTTTTCTGCTTTACATGTATAGTTTTGATGTTTGAACTCTGTACCACCATCAGGCACATCATTCAAATATAAAATATACACAAACATGCGATGTATATGTTTACCAGTCGCATCAGAATGCCAAATTTTATAACCATCACCAGGTTCATAAAGTTGAAACTGTGGTGGTTTCAGACAAAAAAGTTGACCACGAAATTGAAGATCAATATCTTGATAGTATCGTGGAAATATTTCATCATTTAATTCATTTGCAAGTTTATCCAGACCCAAACATGATGGTCCTTCTGGATACATCTCAGCAAAATCTGGAGGTATAATATCCCAACTAGATTTGACTTCAGATATATCAAAATCTTTGGGAGCATTTGGTGTGTATGCACTCCCAGGTTGGCCGTATCCTTTTTCTTTTAACTTTTTAGTTGCATCATAAACAATGTCGCAGATCGAGGGATCTTTGATGAAATATTCACGAATAAAGTGCATTATGCGTCAACAGCGTCACTAAAATAATCAGTAGTTTTGAGATAAGTGTAAACTTGTTGAGAGATGTCACCATCTTCGATGAAACATCTATACTCTTTGGAATTATCTTTACCTAAAGATCCAACAGACTTCATACCATTTGTTCTGGCATCAGCAGAAGCATACACTGAAAGAGTGATATAGGCAACTCTACCAGCTTTAAAGTTTACAAGTGGTTCGCCTCTCGCAACTCTCTCTTCATCAGTTAATTCCATCCCAGGATATGGGATGTCATTTAGTCTTTTTTCGACATGGATATTATCAATGACAAAATAGGCATTGGGCACAGTAACACCTGTGCCCGTAATCTCATAGTCTTTACTCAGTGCCATGCTGATTCTCCAGTCTGTCGAGTCTATCTCTCAGATTATTTATGATGACGTTTTGTTCCTTTATGGCCTCAACCAAGTGTGCGGTCAGTGAAGGATATGCAACGGTGAGATACTTATCACCATGTTCATCTTCATTACCTTCAATAACCAATCTTGGTTCAACCTCTTGCATCTCTTGTGCAATGAAACCAATGTTCTCACCCTCACCCATCTTAGGATCATTCCATTCAAAAGATACACCACGCATCTTCAGAACTTTATCAAGAGATCCATCAAGATTATGAATGTTATTCTTCAGTCTGCGGTCGGAGTTTGCAGTGACTGTACCAGTTACTGTGACACCAGCATTTGATGTTTCAAGCTTAGCAGAGTTGTTAAAGCGAAGTTGAACATAAGAATTCAATATACCATAAATCATCCACTCATTGTTGACATCATTATAAATGCCATACGCATTACTACCATCGTGCATGAAGACTACACGACCACTGATAGAATATCCTTCCCAGCCATTGATACCACCGCCATTTGCATTGACAGTTCCATATTGCATACTATTGTCATCTAGGTATCTGTTGCCAGATACATACAGTCCAGCATCAGCACGAATTTTTTCTGGTGTGTAAGTACCATTACTAAATTCGTCATCTTGGTTAAGTCTCAACCAACCATCATTATAGTCAGCAGAAACAGCCGTTCTGGAGTTGAACGACATACCTCTGGCGTCAGTTGAGGTGTTGGCGCTGAAGTTCAGAACATCTCTACCACTACCAGTAATTGTTACTGATGATGTATTGTTAGGTCCTGGTGGGCCAGTGGGACCAGTAGGACCAGTCGGGCCGGTAGGTCCAGCAGAACCAGTGGAACCCGTAGCACCCTTCTGACCTTTCTGACCTTGTGGACCCTGAGGGCCGGTTGGACCTGTTGGACCCGTGGGGCCAGTAGGACCAGTAGAACCCTGTGGACCCTGAGCACCCTGTGGACCCTGTGCGCCTTGTGGACCCTGTGCGCCAGTTTCGCCCTTTTGACCTTTTGAACCTTGTGGGCCCGTGGGACCAGTAGAACCCTGTGGACCAGTGGCACCCTGTGCGCCTTGTGGACCTTGTGCTCCAGTATCACCCTTTTGACCCTTAGAACCTTGAGCACCATCAGCGCCTTGAGAACCTTGTGGACCTTGAGGGCCAGTTGGACCCGTTGGACCAGTAGGACCAGCTTCACCTTTTTGTCCTTTTGTACCCTGAGCACCCTGTGGACCCTGTGCGCCTTGTGGACCTTGGGCTCCAGTATCACCCTTTTGACCTTTGGTTCCTCCTAAGGAAGCATTCTCAATGGAGTCCCATCTGACACCACTTGCATCACCGATCAGAACAGAAGTGGCCGCTCCAACATTACCATAAATGTCTTTCAGGAATGAATCGAGTTCTAATGTTCCACCAACTGTTGTAGCACCACCAACCTGAAGCGCATCAGAGAATGTGGTTCCAACAACCGTTACACCATAACCAGTGGTTTCAAACTTTTTAACATCATTATAATATAGTTCTACAGCACCGTTTTCGATGCCCTTGAACATATCTTCACCACCATCAGTTCTTATATTAACGAATCCGTTTCCTTGGATAAACATGCCAGTGGTGGCACTGGAGTTAATATAAAAATATTCAGACGTTGCGAAAAGTTGACCTTCTTGTCCCGCAATCGATCCAAAATTAAGTTTTTTGTCATATGGGAATAATCCAGTGTTACTAAATGTAGAAACACCAGAGTTGATAAAACTATCAACATTGGCCGTTCCAGTTACATCAACACCGTAGGCAGTGGTTTCAAATTTCTTGGAGTTATCATAATAAAGGTCTACTGAACCATTAGCATTAAATTTAGCAATATCTTCATTATCGCTACCATTTCTTATTCTAACCAGATTACTAAGAATTCTTAATGCTCCAGGTCCTTGCTCCGAAATGTAACTTATAGAACCAGTATGATAAATTTTTAAGTCTTCACTATCACCAATTCTCAGTTCATCATTATCACCAAGATTAACATGACTTTGGAATGTAGAAACTCCAGAGACTTGTAAAGATTCGGTTTGAACACTGGTAATAATACCAACAGATGATGATGTGATTCCAGTTACATTGAGGTTAGTGAAGTCTGGAAATGATGTGAGTGTAACATCACCACCAGATACATCCAGACCCGAGCCAATTCTTACAACACCATGAGTTGTTGTTGTGGCCCTGGTGATCTGATTTTCTGTTACAACACCCGTAATTCGACCATAACTATCAAATGTTATGCCTTGAACAACTGTTGTTGTACCTGTAGATACTGCACTCAGACTTGCACTCGTCGTTGCAAGATCAATAGCATCTGCTGTGACAGCAATACGATTTTGATCACCCGATACAACATCAATTTGATTACCAGTCTTTGTAAGACCATCACCAGCTTGTACCTGACCAGGTGCAGTAAACTGCGTATATTCAATCGCAGAAGTACCAATCGCAACTGGATCTTTTGTTAATTGAACGAAACCATTACCTTCATTAACTGGGCCTTCCAATACGAAGGCAAATGCACCAGGAACAACTTCATCTGGTTCATCATAATCAGCAACCCTTTGAATTTCCCAAGATGTTGCACCAGATCCAACTCTAGTAATTGAGTAGATACCATTATGTGCGGTGTTTCCTACACCACCCTCACCTTGGTTTTTGACCATGATACGATCTTGAACCACAAGACCAGTTACACTGTCAAATACAGAATCAATACTACCGTTTGAAGTCTGGAACAGTTTTGCACCTACACCCGAGACACCATTATCATAGGCTACGTTACTTAGTGCAACTGTGGATGCGGCCGATACCGCAGCTTTGATAATAATTCCAGACTGAACTGCATCAACATAGGCTTTGTTAGCCATTTCAAGTGCGTCAACTGGCGCAGCATTTCTACCAACGAATCTCTTCGCAAAGAGATCATAATGAACTTCGGCAGTGCTACCAACTGAAAGTGGGAACTTGGGAGACGTACTTGCAATTCCAAGTCTGTTATTGGAATCATTATAGAATAAATTACTTGCTCCACCAAGTGAACCACCATTGTTGTACTGAATATCACCATCATTACCAGCTGCAAGATCAAGAGCACCAACAGTGACAGTAGCAGCAATTCCACTGGCGGTTGCAACAATACCTAAACCTTCAAAGTTGACTGTGGTAACACTACCACCAGTGCCAACTACACTTCCCTCATCTTGGATAGTAATGCCACCAGAGGGAGAGTTTACCCAGTTTACACCAGATCCAGTTGATTGAAGTACCTGACCAGCAGCACCTAGATCACCATCTCCATCCCTGATGCCAGCATAAAACTGAGTGTTACCAGTGAACGTGGCCGCACCAGATACAGTAGCACCAGCGCTGACGATAAGTCTTTCAGTGGTTAAGTTTGTAGTAACTCCAGTTACAGCGTAGAGTTCTTGAGTATCAATTATATTGGCACGAAGTTCAAGATTACCATCACCACCTGTCAATGTGGTTACGGCAAGAGTAGTAAAGGTAGCACCAGTACCAACCGTATCTGTTGGAGAGAGTCTGGTTACAGTTGCATCTGTAGAAGTTAAATTTGTAAATGTAGCTGCAGTACCTACTGTATCTGTTGGAGAAAGTCTAGTAACATCTAAATCGGTAAATGTAGCTGCAGTACCTACCGTATCTGTTGAAGTGAGTCTGGTAACCTCTAAATCGGTAAATGTTCCGGCCGTTCCTACAGTATCAGTTAAGGTAGCTCTTTGTATTACAGAACTAGTAAAAGAAGCACCAGTACCAACCGTATCTGTTGGAGTGAGTCTGGTAACATTCAGATCTGTAAATGTAGCTGCAGTACCTACTGTATCTGTTGGAGAAAGTCTAGTAACATCTAAATCTGTAGATGAAATTGTTGTAATTGTAGCAGCTGTTCCTACCTGATCTGTGGTGGTTAAGGTAGTAACAACACCAGCAACGGCATAAAGGTTAGATCCTGCATCTAGTGTTTCGGCATTTACCGTAGTAATAATACCCGTAGTTGCAGTTATAATTCCAGTCGCATTTACTCCCCCAACTGTAGGAGTATCTGTAATAGATCGAGTTCCATCAGTCCCCGTAGTCACTACGGAGTTATCAGCAGAGGCCAAACCTAGATTCGGTTCTGCATCTTCTAATCCTAGAAAATCATATCTGTCTTCAGAATTATCACCAGGATTATTAGTTGGTACGCGACCAGAAATAAACTTAGGCATTTTTTATTACTGTTTGGCGGTTTCCAGGATGTTCAGTGTAAACTCTATGGTGCTATTTTCTGCGGCACTAATTCTAAACTCGTCACCAGTCTCAAGAATTAACTTTCCATCAAGCATGGAAAGAGTATCATTTTTTGGAATTTTGATTTCATTTGCGATAGAAACCGCATTTAGACCATCAGTGCTTCTGTAATGAGATGCAGTGACAGTAGCGATACCAGTCGAAACATTCGCAGCATATGCACCCAAGACAATGGAGGCCACGTTTGCTGGAGCAGTGTAAATACCAACTGTTGCGGTAGTTACATTGTGCCTGATGGCACGGAATACATTTAACGGAGTAATCGCCATTTCTTAGTCTTCCAGTGCGATGATTAGAGGTGTTACTGTATTTAACAGACTTTGATTAAAGGCTCTACCCGAAATAGTGCCTGTAACCTGATTAATGTTTACATCATTACCAATTCTGAAGTTACCAGACTGATCGGTAGATGTGTAAACCACAATTCCACCATCTCTAGCAACTGTCTCAGCAGACTGAATACCAACACCACCCAGTCTAGGACGAGATCCAGCAACATCACCACCAGATCCAATCCACTCAAAGGAGTGTGAAGAGGCAAGAACCAAACTTACTTGCGAGAAGTAAGCAGTGCTTCCAACTCCAACTGCATTATTAAGAACCTGATCAAATACAACTGTAGAAATACCAGTGTATGGATCGGGTTGAGTCGCTTCTTGTACCGTATAGTACAGTGGACGCATACCTGTTGTTACAGATGCTCCTACACTTTCCCCACCACCAGTGATAGTAACAGTCGGGTTATTGATATATTGAGATCCGTTGTTGGTTACGGTAATCTCTTTGATCTGACCATTTTCAACTGTCGCTTCAGCCGTTGCAGTAGTTCCGTTTGGTCCCTCAGGAGCAGAAATTGTAACGGTTGGAGTAGCAGTGAATCCATCCCCAGGACTCAAGACATCAATTTTATCAACTTGATTATAAAGTTGATCAAGATAAACAACTTGGCCATCATAAGGTCGGTTGGCATACTGTTTTACAACAGCAGCTCGTCTTGAAGTACCACCAGAATCATAAGTGTGTGCGATGGTAGAGATACCAATATCAATCGTATAAGTTGTACTGGTGATACCAGTTACTTCAAATACGGTGCCATATGCAGAACTACCATCAGGGAAGATTGTAGTTGTAACTCCAGCGTGGGGAGAAGAACAAGTAAAACCAACACTGTCAAGTTTTACATGATCACCCACTTTCAAGAAGTGTGGTTTGGTAACAGTAACCGTGGAAAGACCAGTTGTGTGATCATACACAAAGTTATTAACAGTTCTGATACCAGCTTGAACAAACGTGTGAGGAATGGAAGAGATACCAGCGTGAATATTGAAGGTTGTTGTAGTTCCAACAGCTCTTACATCAAAAACAAAACCAGATTTTCCAGGTTGAATATTGGGATCAGGGAAAATATCAGTATTGATACCTGTACGGACAATGCCAGTTCCTGATGTATATGTGTGAGTGATTCCAGATGCACCTACATTAGCAGTGAATGAAGTATCACTGACTTTTGTACTCACTTTGAACATATATCCCTGAGTTCCATCAGGGAAAACTGTGGTTGTAATACCACTTCCGCCTGGACATGTAAAAGCAAGTCCAGCTAACTTGAAGTTGTTTCCAGCAATCAATCCATGATCAGTAGATGTGGTGACAGTGGCCAATCCACTAGTGGAATCGTAAATAAATCCACTAATAGAATGAGTTGCACCATAACTTACTGGACAGGTAAATCCAATACCACTAATAGTTGCACCATAACCAACGGCAAGATTGTGAGCCTCACTTGTAGTTACAGTAGAGTATCCAGTAACAGGATCATAATCAAACCCAACAATTTCAAAACCTTTTACATTATCAAGTTTAATTTGAATACGATCACTACTAATACCAGAAGCAGTAGTCGTAACTCCAGTATACTGAACAGGGCTAATGTTGTCGGCAACTAATCCAAACTCACCGAAAGATGAGTTGGAGTTTGTAATATCACATTGACCTCCAGTTCCACAGAAAATACTGGTTCCAGAGTTAATGGTAAAGATAGAAACCAACTGTGCATAGGCCTTATCGGTGATAGAAACACCAATACCATTCAAGTTATACTGAGTGTAAGAGTCAACAACCATGGAGCCGTTGACACCGTTGTTACCCATTCTCAAACTACCATCAATCCTCATTCCAATACTGTTTGGAATGAAGTTTGTGCAGTTACGAACGTAAGGTGATTGAGTTACAACACCAACATTATTTGGGTCAAACGAAATAACAGCACCAGTGCTTGCGGCACCAGTAAAACTGAAATTCGTAATATGTACACCGTTGTTTACATGAAATAAATCCTGATTTACGTTCTGAGGCACAATTACCGTTGAACGAAGATCCTCCCCTTGTATTGCTACAAGAGGAGGAACCACTACAGGATTATTTTCTACATAAGTTCCTGGTGCTACCTCAATGGTATCACCATCAGTTGCAATTCCTAACGCACCTTTAATTGTTTTATAGGCACGATCGGGTGTCGTTCCGTCATTATTTGTGTCATCACCAAAGGTAGATACATAAATGTATTTGCCTGATGTAAGAGCAGCACCCGCACGGACGTTCAGGATTCTGCTATTTTCATCTTGCATCCATAGAATACCATCATTGGTATTCATCGCAATCTCACCCGTCGGCAGTTGAACTGAGGTCGGGCGTTTTCCGGCTACAGAAGATCTCTTGAAACGGATATTGGATGCCATATGGCCTACGAGTGGTATCTACCTATGGGCCGATATTAATCGGTCTCACTCTATTTAGATAACTCGTCAACCTTGTTTTTCAACTCTTCAATTTGAAGTTGTTGTTCCTTGATGGCTTCAATCAGCAAGGCAGTCATCTTACCATAATCAACACCCTTCATTCCATCATCACGTTCCGAAACGAGTTCTGGAGCAACTTTCTCAACATCTTGTGCGATCACACCAAGAGAGTGATGTCCACTTTCAATCCAATCAAATTCAACACCACGGAGTTGTTGAACTTTATCAACCGCACCAGTAATACCAACAATGTTAGTCTTCAGTCTTTCATCAGAGGAGTTCGTAAAGGATTGTGTTGATGGATTATATGTCAAGGTGCTCGACATTCTGAGAGTTTCACCTTGAGTGGACAAATTACTATCTACAAATGTAACATAGTAAGTTGCATCAGAAGCAGTAGCAGTAGTATCTACAGTATCAGCTGATGTAGAATTACCTGTCAAGTTCGCAGTAATTGTTCCAGCAGAGAAGTTACCAGAAGAATCACGAAGAACAATCGCATTTGCAGTGTTACTATCTGTTGGAGTATCAAGAGCACCGTTAGGGATGTTAGTTAACAGAGCACCATTACCAGCAAATGCAGTAGCACTTAAAGTGTTATTCGATGCATTGAAAGTTAACTGAGCATCAGTGGCAGCATCAACCATTGTGCCACTGGTAAGACTTGTAAGTACTAGTCTTTGAGTTCCAGAAGAACCAGAAAGAGTTGCACCAGTATTTTGTAGGTTAGCACCATCACCATAGAATGCAGTAGCACTGACAATACCAGCACTAGAATACATCGTAATGGCAGAACCAACTATTAAGTCGCCATTTTGTTCTTTGTTAACTAATTCCCACCAGTATCCAGCATGTGCAAAGTATCCTCTACCTTCAGAATGAACGTGAGCAAATGCACCATGATATGTTCCAGGATCTGGAAGCTCACTGGTACTACCATATAGGAATGGAATTACGTTGCTGGTCGCAGCACCAACAATTCTACCACTGAATGTTGAGAGGCCAATGAACTCTGCATCATTTTGAACAACAAGTCTATTGCTAACAGTACCAACACCAATGACTGATTCAGCGAATGTAATAGAAGCAAATGTTGTTGATCCAGAGAATGTACAAACACCAGCACAAACAAATGCATCAGCAATAATAGTACCACGAACATCAATACCATCTTGAGCACCAATTCTGTCAGCTCCAGTAGAACCAACACCAACTGTGTTCAGACTCAGTTTGGTTTCATCATCTTCAGTAGAGATAAGTCCAAATCTCTTCCATCCTTCCTGAGTAAAGACCCATCCAAGATATTGGCCAAAAGATGGATTAGAGTTGAAAGTAATATCACCAGTTACACCAGCAGTAGTTGGTTTTGTTGGTGAATATGTGACCGTTCTGTTTTCAGTCAGGCCACCATTGATTTCAATTTGAACAGCCTCAATACCATCTGTACCAGTGGTAGTCAGTTTTTCGGTGATGGTTGTTGGTGCGTTAATCTTGACGGTAGTATTATTATTACCATCAACCGTAATGCCCTCACGAACCGTTACACTATCAAAGATTGCGTCAAGTCTAGTTCCAGCACCACCAGCATCCTCACTTGCACCAGTTACAGTTGGAATTGGAATGTTAAATGTTGCCTCAGTACCATCCTGAGAGTTGATAACTTTGTTACCAATGTAGAAGTCACCAGCGTCATTAACACCAGTGTAAACAACGGCACCACCATCGGTGATTGTGGACTGACTAAGGAATTGTTCCTCTCTGGAAAGAACACGATCTTGTTTTTGTGGTAGACCCGTAGAATAGTTACCAGGACCGAAACCAAGATATTCAAACGTATGACCAGATGCACGAAGAATAGAGTGTCTTCTCTTTTCAACGGCCTGAATACGAATCTTCTTGACCATCGATCCACCGTCATGTGCAGCAGAACGAGATCCAAGTTGACCTCTCAGAACTGTAGCAGCATTGGCAGAGAAATCAGAGGAGACACGAATAATTTCACTGTCGATCTGAATATAATCACCCTTTTGGAATCCAGAACTGTCACCCAAAGTAAGAGTAGTTCCAGTAGAAGTCAGATTTGCAGCAGACATTGAGGTCTGAATACCAGTTCTGAGAGAAACATGTCTTTGACCGATTCTTTCATTACCAGACTCAGTTATACCACCACGAGCACCATAGTTGATAGGCAGAACCGAACCACCCGCAGTATATGTTGCAGCGGCAAATGTGTCCGTAAATTCAAAAGTGAAGGTATTAACACCAACTCTTTCTTTAACAATACTCTCAGTATTATAAATTGTTTGTGCAACACCAACAATCTTGAATGGGTTGTTGACATTCAAACCATGAGGACCAGCGGTGGTAACTGTGACAACACCAACAGCTGGGCCACCATAAACAATGTTAGTAATGTCTGGCACAGGACCAGCATACATTACGAAGCCGGTTTGCATACCAACTGTATTCACATCATAATAACCAGGCCAGAAACCATTGTTATACTCAATTTCTTTTGGTCTGATTGCAGTTACGGTATGAATACCGTTGTATCCACTTCTATAACGAGCAAGAGACGTACCAACACCAACAATTTGAATTGCATCACCAATATTGTTAGATGTCTTATTGACCGTTACCCAACCACGAATGTGACTTGCAGAAGTTTCTACACCAACAATTTCAAGTGTGTGACCAACACCGTATGCAGAACCACCATCAACAATAGTTACTCCAGTGATTCCACCAACAGCGTCAATAGAAACATTTGCGGTAGCACCCTTTCCAGTTTCAATTCCAGCATATGCTAATGTTGCATTATAAAGAGTGGTTGAAATGCCAGCACCATAATTGATACCACTAGATCCAATACCAACAGAAATAATCTGATTGAAATTGTGTTCACGATCAGTATAGATCGTCGTAATACCTTGTGTTGAACCTTCTGCAAACGTAACAGCAATACCAATACCATTCTGTGCAATGTATCTGTTAGCAAATTCTTTAGTAATGCTATACTGAAGACTGTTAGTTACAACTTTACCTTGTGGCGTATTGACTGCGAAGCTAGAAGCTTCAGCAGGATCCATAATAAAGTTGTCTGCATCAAATTGTGGATACAGGTTTTGAATTTGTTGATTATAATTGTAATCAGAAAACTCATTTACAGTTGGACTGATGCTACTGTCAACACAAATCAAGTGGTAAACACCATCTTGTTTGTTATATTCATGAGGTTTGAGAGTTTCAGAACGATAGACTGTAAAAGTACCTTTTGATGTTCTTCTCGATACTGTTGGAAGTCCATTGTTTCTTGTAGAAACAGTGTTGGTGAAAGTTCCAGGATCGTTAGCAAAATCTACAGTGAATCCCTTGGAACTAGTAATACCAGATACAACTCTAGTAATATTGTATCCACTATTGGCTGCTCCAACTGTGTTACCAGAGCTCTTGACATTCCGCATAAGAACATCATCACCAACTCTCAAGTTGTGTGGTTTTTCTGTAACAATGGTGGTGACACCAGTGTTGGAGTCTCTATCAATACTCTTAAGAATACGAAGATTTCTTTGAACAGTTGGGTTGGGAATATTATCTGTAAAATCTGTAGCCGTAGTAACTCCAACAGTGCTTGAATCCTGAATTACATAACCAGGAATGGGTGGTCTAGCATCAGAAGACTCCTTAGGAAGAACATAACGCAGTTTATAGATCTTGTCGTTGATAGATCTAGTGTCTTCTTTTCTTTCAATGAAAGTTTTACTGGTTCTAGGTCCAATAGCATTCTTATTAGCGACTAGAGCGTCATAAATGGTATTAACTGTATGATCATCAGTGGTATTCAGATACCAGTTATTATTAGTACTATCGTATTGAACAGGGTGGCCAAAATCACCAGGGAGTTTATCACTAACTCTAGAGTTAATTCTTAAACGACCACCTTTGTTATTGTTGATAGTGATGAAGTTACCAGATCCACCAAGAATAGCTTCGTTTTCTGTTCTTGCAAGTTTAATCTGGTCCGCATCTAATGTTTCGTTGGTAGAATCATTAGTTACTGCAAAATAAACTTCATTACTATCGAGTCCATCGGGTAAAGATCCATCATCGGAAATGACACGAACTGTCTCACCTGCATGAAGTTGATGATTCTCTAGGAGAGTGAAGGTACTATTTGTAATGCTGTTAGCAGCACCAACAAATCCAACATTAAATTCTTTAAGTCTTACTGGGCCCTCTGTTCCATCAGAGTTGACCATCTTAATTGGAGCCGAGAATGTTCCAACACCAGCAACAGATACCTTCAGAAGATCTACTTCTGTGCAAAGTTGACGTTGACTAAATTTACCTCTAGCACCAATTCGGAAACCTTCAACAATGACAGATGGGGGAACCTCAGGATCAGTAAATCCATCAATGTAAATTCTGGAAGTTGTACCAACACCAACAGGAGCAGTTGTCAATCCAACATTAATAGGTAACCACTCAACAGATCTATCAGCTTTTTCTAATCTCTGAGGTGGAATAATATGAGTGATATATCCTCTATTATCTCTGTTAAACGCTTCATCTTGGAAACCAGCAGAAATTAGAGCTCTTGCACCGAAGTTTGAGTTAGAGTTGGTAATAGATTGGTCACCACCACTCTCCGCAAGGAAGTGTTGTGCATAACCAATAGCAAATACAGATACAACCTGAATGACAGCCTTATTGGAACATTTTACATGATAGTTCTCATAAGAAGGTCTGTATACAGCATTGCTATTAAGATAAAGTGGTTTTTCACTGTCAGTTACAGTCGCATTGGTATCATATTGACCACTCGTGTTATTATAGAATAGGAATGCATTACTGTCCTTTTGCAGTCCAACACCAGTATACTGTGCAACAACCATAGACTTAAAGCCTGTGGCTTTAGATCCATCGGCGTGCATACCACACATACCATAAACAGATCTCAGAGAGACATTGAAAATGTATGGTGAAGCACCACCTACAGTATCGGTGTCAGCAATGACCTTTTCATCACCGTCAAGATCTGGAAGACCATCAATAGGTGCAGAATTGGTTCGATATGTAAAGATTCTATCAGATGATACACCAGTTACAACAAAGTTACCGTTGTAGATATTCGGGAACGTATTAACACCAGATACCCTAAATTCACTATCAACAACAAGATTGTGAGCTGTGGCGGTGTCAACTGTAACTGTAGTGGATGTATTGGATTTAGATCCAGTACCAGCACGAAGGCTTGTGATACCCACATCATCACCTGCAACTGGTCCAACAATTTGGAACTCAGGCAACTTAGCCTGCATGTCAACAACTGCAGGGAAATCACCAATAGCACGACCAGAACTATCACCATAGGCCCTCTGGACCTTGTGATAGTACATACTAAGATCAGTCGTGGTAGTAGATGTACCAATACCTACACCATTAACACCATCTGCATATTCAAATACAGTCAGTTTATGGTGAGAGAAAGTAGGATTATATCTATTTGCGGTATAGTCTCTGTAAACAGAACCATTTGGATCACCATCAAAAATGGTAAACTGCCAGAAATAACAACCACCCGTGATACGGAAGATAGCAGATCTAAGGATGGCATTATCTGATGGATCTGGAACAAACTTAGGTCTGATATTGGTTTTACGCAGATCCAGACCAACAATAGAGACACCACGGGGCACAATAACCCCACCTTCTACAGAGTTGAACTTGTAGAGTTCGTTAGTGGAATCGTCTAAATTATAGTTACTTTCGTCTGTTAACTGAGTGAGAGTCTGCTCATTACCATTTCTGTCACGATATACAGCAGTTCCAGATGCATCAATTACATTATATCCAGGTCTGTTATCAACTTCATGAATTCCTGGGTACAACAGAATGGTGGTTCTGTTGAACTTATCATTATTTTGTCCGATTTGATATGAGAATCTGGCAGCTTCCAGTAACGCTCTCTGAATAGTTTTGAAAGGCCTCGTCAGAGAGTTACCTTGGTTCTCAATACTATCGGTCGC